GCTGGAGTATCCATATCTAATTTGAACTCCGACCTGTGATTATTTCGAAGCACCAACGATTAATCAGTTCGGAACTTTCCGCACTTATGTGGCGTCTTTTGATTTCTCGGAAATTGAAATCTAACACGCCCCATTTGTAAGGTTTGTTCTCGTCGTGACTAATGTCGTAATCTTTCTTATAATCATAGGTCGGGTCAAAAACTAGATATGGATTCTGGTCATTTATCATACCTAAGGTAACTTCTTCTATCATTTCCTGACGTATGTCCTCGGTCGTTTCCCCCTCGTTGACTATTATTGGGTCAACTTCGGGTTTAACTTCTCGGGTATTTTCGTTTCGGATGTACGAAGTGTTAATTCCTTTTGGTTCTTTGTCGTCTTCCATTAATTGACGTATGTGTGTAATTGCCTCCAGTACTTCAGGTTCAATTCTGTGAATCTTTGATATCACATCTTGAACCTCTGGAGCGATTTGTCCCTTATATTCTACTTTTTTTATGATTTCAACGACTTCCAGAATAGGAGTTGGTCTAGGTGTAAACGTCACCTTCTCTGGCATCCCTATGTCGTCGTTCTCATTATTAAGGAATTCCGTATCATCATAAATATCTGATGTTATCGGAATACTATATTTATAACTGATTGACCTTTCAGGATTCTTTGGGAAACTAATCTGAACTTTCGGAAGAGAAGTTTTCGGGTTGTGTTTTACCAAATAATCGCTTAGGCTTATAAATTTAGATCTCTTTTTGGGCTGAATTTTTATATTCGGCAGTTTGGAACTAGATTGTTTATGTATATTACTCCATGAAATACCTCTGTTTTCCAAGTTTCGACCTTCGATCCATGCTGAGGAGCCAATAACTCCTTCAGTTTGGACCGATGGTTTGAGTTCGGGGTATTCTATGTTGTAATCTACAATTACTTCTGGTTCTAGACTTTCTGCCGTTGGACTATACAATGACATAAGCTCCTCTAGAGCCCTCTCTTCTTCAGATCTTTTACGGATCTGTTCTAGAGATTCCTCTTTGAGTTGCGCCACCTGCGCTTTACGAGCGAGACGTTCGTAAAACTTATTCACTCTACTGACTATATCCATGATTTTAATTTTCTTGGATTCGGCCCGTTGGGTGAGCACTAGATCGTATCTTCTTAATAGTTCTATTAGGAAATTATTCTCTAGTTTGTCGTATGTGTTGTCCAAATTAATATATGCAAATATTTGACCAATAGAACAATCGAGGAGTTCGGTTAGTTCCATTGCTATCTTTAATGGTAGAAATCGCTTAGGCTTTTCTGCTCCTTTGTACCGATTATGGGATAATCTGTACTTTTCGCAGTAAGGCTTTAACGTTTTGTAGCAGTATTCATTCGATGGTTGCTTACTAGTCATTTGACCTGGGAGTTCAAATTCCTCGTGTAGCAAATGTCCCATCGTGTATACTGCTCTATGTGCAATATTATGAAATCGATACCTTTCGATGTTGATCTTTGACAGTTGATCGTTCAGACAATAGCCTAACTCAGACATGAGTTTTGCTGTTAGTGGTTCTGTGACCGATTCTACCTCTGGCCTATCTTCGCTTCTTGAGTATTTTCTGTCAGTGTTAGAAATTGTCACTTTAACACTGCCATATTTTTCCTTTCGTAGCTTGATTGTTTCCGGCCTTTCGGTAGATTTTTCTTCTGACTTGGATTCAACAAAGTGTTTCAATGTCCTACTTAATTCCCTGACTCTCGGTGACATACTCGCCGTTGCCCAGCATGAACTCATTCTGGACAGCCACTCGTATTTTCTGAGGTCATTTAGTCTCTTGAATACATGCCGTGCTAGTTCAGACGCTTCTGAACCAGTTCGACTGTATGGTAATAGACCAAATCCCAGGAATTCTTCGGGGACATGAACGGGCATCGTTTTTGAAATTCTTCTTAATATATATGAGAAATGTTGTTTCGGGATCCTTGTTATTCTTTTCCTTATTTCACCTCTTGAATTTATATACAATGCGTTGTATATTTCTTTAAAGGTTAAAATCGGATCGATGTCTCTGTCGTCCTTCTCTGTTTTTGGCGAGAGTATAGTTTTGATATCTGGGAATATCAAAAGTTTTCCTCTCGAGAAATCCATAAAAGAGCCACAGAAGCAACCGATCTTTTTTGATCGGAATGTCTTGGATTCATTCATGACAAAGCCTAGTTCATCCATTTTATACAAGTAATCGGAGATTTGACCCTCCGATAAATTCCCTAATAGATCGTCGCCAAAGACGACCGTTCTAGGGTTTACACTTGTTGCGAATTGATGAAGTAGACACAAAATTGGGAAAGATAACCTCAGACCCATTTGTGTTCCTCTACACACTGTGTATTGGACCTTTGCTCGTAACTTTCCTTCTCTTATATAAGGTATTACTCGACTAGGGGTTATTCCCTTTTCGAGTAATGATGCGATCGAAATAGAATTATACGATTCCTCTATATATGACTCATTTGGAAAGAGTTCTAAGACTTTTGGCCTTAGTCCTTCTTCTTGAGCCACGATCCTTACTGTGTTGTCAAGATTTTTCTCTAACATAGTTTTGATCGGCGCTGATCGGAGTTTTATCCAGTCTATGATTTCTGGTGTCCATTCAGCTACATAATAGGGGTTTTGTATCGCGAAAATCGGATAATATGAGTCGCCAGGAAGTGTTGGATATACTTCCTCTCCTTGGTCTGTTTCATATTTAAACGATTCGAATCCTGGTAGGAATTGTCCACCCGGACTCGTCATGCCCTCGGCATCTGTCGGGTTGAAGTAGGCGTTCATAACTTGACCTCCATCAACCTGTATACTAGTTGGCCTTCCTTGCTTTCTAGTTTTCTTGACTTCTAGTAATTCGTCAAGTTCGATGTACCGTTTTCCATGTGCATTAACAGTTGATAATGCAATTTCGCGTTCTATTCCTTCAATCTTTAAAAGATCGCATAACTCCTCGATCACGATACTTGCGTATCGTGGATCGATATAATCGGTCGAATCTGTACAATCTGATTCATATATCTGCTCTAACCCTAATGGATCTATTGTACCTATTCGTTTGATTATTTCCCTAATTCCTATATTATTTGTCTCCTTAGATTTTGATCTCAGGTAGAATCCCTCTCTGATACCAGGAATTCTTTTTAACAATTCATTACACTTATTATGAGCGACACTCAATATACTTGTAATGACAGCGTGAGACTTTGTAACTACCCTGTATTTACCCCCCCTTTCGGGGATAACTTCAGGTAATAGTTTGATGTCTGTGGTGCTGTTCCAAGCAGTTTGAACAACATCATTCCACCAATCTTCTAGTGTACAATCGTCTATTATTTCCTCTGTTTTCTGACGGGGTCCTTCTGACTTATCGATTTCTAACTCTTTTGTTCTTAATCCATATGACAGAAGGATCTTGCCAAAATCAATTGGAAAGTTCGTTTCTAAGTCCTCTATCTTCCTTTTATTTGAAGTTACTATGTCGGATGCACGTTCAATTGTATCTAATTCTCTTCGGGAGAGTAAACCGTCTATGTTGAAGCTATGCGGTTTCCTTAATCGGAAACCTGTAGTTTCATCATGTATGGTTGTCTCTGACCCTACCGCCTCTAACTCGAACAGTTTTATATCGAAATTTTCGATATTTAGAGCCGGCGTCATATAGATTAAATCTTTGAACACGCTTCCTTCATAGGTGTCAACATCGATTTGGCTATCGATCTGTTTCAGCGTTAACCGATCGGTATCTTTGTTGTTATCAAATGGGAAAATCGGACTTAGTGTTTCGTCCTGTTTCTTTCTTTCTTTTCTTTGTTCTATTAATTTGTTACGGAAGTAACTGTAGGCCCCACCTTTTGATCTAGGTAACTCGATACATCCGTTCCTCGTAAATGTAGGTTTACGAGAGTTACGGATGTTTTCTAGTTCATTGGGTGTTGTGACCTTCCTCAGATCTCTTATGTAATGTCTTAACTCATCCTCTAGTTTGGGTTTGACATTTCCTAAGATTTCTATATCGCGTTTTGGTATGGTGTTATAATGTATTTTCACTGGTCTTGGATGTTTGACCACTGTTTTTACTATATCATCTTCATCTTCTGGGTTTACCCAGTATGAAACTTCTTCATCGCCCATCAAGTCTTTATTAACTGTTACTGGGTTGGCCTTAAAACCAACTCTATTAATAAGCTCTAAAACTTGATTCGGGTCCTTTGGAAGTATTCCCCAAGCGCGGTTGATTCCGGTCATTATTAGTCGATTTATGAATCTTGTGGTGACTTTTTGATGGCTTTTTCGTATTGGATTCATTCCCCTTACGAGACGGTTCATCGACATGCCGAATGTTTTTAATTCCTTTAGTAGGACTTTATAATCTAGATTGAAAACATGTCTTTTCTTACTAGACATTGACAGAGCTTTATCTGTTGCTTTCCAGACTATATTTATAGCCCTAAAATAGGATTTGAAATCATTTAATCCACAGATCTTAAAGAAGAATAAGATTGTATCCAGACAGGATTTTAAATATTCCATCTGTAGATTTGGGAGGAGTTTCCTCTTCGAGACTAAGGCAGCTGTACTAAGTGTCAGTTGCTCTACCTCGTTCGCAGAAAGCTTTTCTATGGATGTTCGAAAGAACTTTGCGACGCAGCTCTGGCGCATAATGATTAATGATTTTATTAATCCTTTGTCAACGCCAGGGCTCTCTCGTTTAAAATTTGTACTCTTAATTGACCATCTTTTGACAAATCGATGATCACATGAGTATATCTCACGGTTGTGCACGCGTAATATCAAGTCAAGTAGGGTGAGTAACCTTGCTAAGGAACTGGGGGTGCTGTCAATGAAATAGTTTGAATGGACCATTTCTGATAGTATGCCTTTAGTATGGGGTGTAAATTCGATCCAATCGAATTTCATGTGTTGCGG